AAATATTGATCAAAATTATCAATTAAGTCAATATTTCCACCTTGATACTCTTGTGAGATATAATATTGTTTTAAAAACTCTATCGCCTTAGGAAAATCTGCGAGAACAAACTCTGGTACCTGATTCTTAACAATCTGGTGTACTTTTATTCTTTTCTCAAAATGAGACATATTTTATTTCCTCTCTAAGACCCCGTTTGAATAACTTGAAGTGAAGTAATTATTTGAGAATACAACTCCAGAGATGTCTTCTCCAGAAGCAATAACATCCTTAAGCATATTTATCCGACTATTCGAAACGTCAAAGTTTAAATACAAATCTTTTAGTCCGATAACATCGTTTGATTCTGGGAATGCTTGAATTTCCACAACATTATTTGGTTTTTCTGTCCCAGTAATTTCGATTGTATTGATCAAAATTTCACCTTTAACATAATCAACAGTACCAACTGACTTGAGTAAGACCCTATACTGATTATCACTGGTTAAATTCTTAGAGACAACCGATAAAATACCCTTTCCACTGCCATCTAATGCCCCTGTAGCAGTCTTATTTGGTATATCCGTGAAGTAGCAAACGTCATCAAATCCACTGATGTTAAACGCCGTGCTCTTAATGTTAAATCCTTCTGGTTTTACGTGAAATCTATTACCAAAACACAGTTCGTACTGTGTTGGATTCTCAAAAATGCAGTTTAAATTTCTACGAATGATGACTCTAGTGATGTTTGAGGTTATTCCATCATCAACACGGTCAATTAATTGGCATATTTTACTATATTTGAATCTTCCACCAAAACTATTCATCTTAACAGTCTTGGCATAATTACTTAAATTAGTAATAATTGTTGATTTGAGGTCTGATGATGAAGAAACTTGGTTGCTATTGTAGTAAACAGACGAATCAATCTCAACATAGAGAATCTTGAGATCAACAATCTCCTGATTTATACCAGCGATAGTGTAATTTTTGAGTTTTGACAGTATATTTTGCTTATCAAAGTCGGAAATATACGTTCCATTAACTGGTTTTATACTTAAAAGTACTGTTCCATACCTTGGTGGAGTCAATTCTTCACCACCAACGACTGAAATACTCTCTGCCTTAGGGTAAATTTGGTTAATTATTGCTTCATAATCACTTGATGTTACCGCTCTATGTTGAGATGAGTAAACACGAGGTGCAAAATACTTAATTGATGTTAAATTTTCAATTTCTGCACCATTTTTTGATGATTCTAAGGTTGTAACTGGGACAGTATCTGAAGGAATTAACTTTGTAATGCTATTTGCTTCAGGATTTGTTGTTAAAGTACCCTGGAAATTGAATCTTGCAGCACCATTTCCAGTTTCACCGTCCGTTACGATATATTTTGTGGTAATTACAGACCCAGTTTGCAGTTTTTTACCAAAAACACCATCACCAAAAATTAATTCATACTTCTCATCCTGAACTTCTTGTAAGAAATAGACATCCGAGTCCTTATTAATGTTTAAAATATTATCAACTCTCCTGATTTCACGTCCTAAATCACTTCCATCATCCGAAACATAGACAACCATGTTCTCAGTATCGACATCTGAGTTATTAATTACAAATTTTTGGTCCTGTGAGAGGTCAACAGTCCACTTCTTAGTAAGTAATGATCCCTGATACACATAAATTGGAGCACTTTCGGTTCCAAAATGTGCAACACGTGTTGATGCAATGCTTGAATCAGTGTTATCTACAATTGAAGCCGTAATATTTTCTGCAATTGAGAAGATATATGATGAATTATCTGATACTCCTACGCAGACCAGACCCGCTAATAAGGTCATATTAGAGTCTGTGCTTTCCGTTGGTATAGAAAAGGTAATTGCTGCCCTTGCAGCACGTTTTGAGCGGGGTACATAACCAATATTACGTGCCAGAGAGACTACATTTTCTCTCAGTGTCGCTGAATCCAAGAAGGATTCATTGGCAACCATATTGGCATTGAATGCATTAATGTAAGTATTATATGCTAACGTATCAATTAGGATTGAAAAGTTAGATCCTTCGAAATCGAAGTCAGTAAAATTCGAATTCGCACGTAAATAATCCTTTATAGAAGTTCGAATCTGGTCGTAATCTAGGTTGGTAAATTGCGTAAATGGCATTTGGATTATCTAGTAGCTTCGAGTAAGAAATTAAACTGCTGCGTTGGTAAATCTTGTCCCACAATATCAAATGTAACCGTCGCCTCAAAGGTATTGAGGTCTGGATTTGGAATGACTTCTACAATTAAATTATCAACTCTTGGTTCAAAATTCTCAATGGCAGTCTTAATTTGATCTGCAATTACCAGGGCGGTTGAATAATCAACAAAATCAAATAAAGAAGAGCGTACATCAGATCCGAATAAAGAATTGAAGAACTTTTCCGTTGGAATCGTTTCAACAATGTTTCTTACGGACCTTATGATTGCACGCTCATTTGTAAGCACTGTAATATCATTCGTCACTGGATGGCGATCAAAAGACAAACTAATATCCTTAAATGCTTGTGATACTCTAGACGCCATTAATAATTGGAGATTTTTCTTGATTTATTTATATTTAATACCAAGGATTTCCATATGTAGGCTCTGTTCCATATTCCCAGTCGTCATAATCATCATCATTTCGAATAGTTTCATGAAGTTGATTTTGAGTCTTAAGATTATGCTTCTTTGCTTTATCCAAAAATCTTAATGACCCATAATCAGTTATAAGAGTTGTGGTGCCCCACATTTCTTTCATGTAAGATTTGTCCCTATCCGTCTTTAAGTTCGACATGGTTGCGCTCCTGTTTTGGTAATCAAAACAGAACTTTTAAAGGGGTTGCTATCCCTAGTAGTATTTATTTTCGAGATAAAAAAAGAGGTCCCTTAAGAACCCCTCTTGTAATATTACTTACCCTGACCCCTATATTTCTTACGAGCAGGATTACGAGACGTAGCTGCGTATTTCGTACCTCCCCCTGCTCCTTGACGAGTCTTCTTCGGTGGTCCAGGATTATAAGAAGTCTTGCCGTATGCACCAGTCTTTGCTTTTGCCATAATTAATACTTAATAATCTTAGTTTCAAGTTTGTTTGGATTTGGAGAGCCTGTCTGATAATACTCTATCGACAGGTTCTCCATTATATCAAAGTACTCTTCCTCGGTCAAGTTCTTATAAAGTACTTTACCATCTAAAAGAATTTGATAACTTTCTGTCATCGTCTGCCAGATAAATCAGATAACTCTTGTCTTCTCGTGACCAACTCGAACACGAGGATCGCACCAAATCTCAAAACCTGCTGCTTTTGCATCCAGGCAGAATGAGACATCTTCTCCACACATATCCTGAACTTCTCCAGATTCAAAGATTTGCATCTTCGGTGCAAACCATGGATACTTCATTTCTTCGTGCTCAAAAACTCCGTGCTTAATCAATAACCATCCGAATCCTGTGTAGTCAACTGTAAAAGGCTTACGACGCTTTGAAATTGTCTCAATACTTTCATGATTCATGACTCCACCATTGCTACGGAAGTCCTCTTCCTCCAACCAGTGTGCAACAGATGTCGTAATACCGTCCTCGGTACAATACCATCCTGCTGCAATGTCCTTATCCATCAATACCAATTGTAAGAACTTGGCAGTGTTGAAAATAATATCACTGTCAATCCACAATTGATAATCATAAGGCAGTTTACCGTCCCATGGCAATTGGTCGGGTCCTCGCAGTACATTTGCCCCAAGACACTTGCAGCGTGCGAAATTCACCATTGATGAATAATCTTGAGAGATTTGAATCGCAGCTCCACACTGTACAAGGTCAAAACACAATTGTACAAAATTTTTCAAATATGTATACGATACTCCACGTCCTGGAAGACAGAATACTATGGTCTTGCCTTTAATCATTTCTTTTGCAAGATCATAGTCGAATTCTTCCTTCTTCTTGGAATTAGTATCGACTTTTGGCGCTAGCGGCGTTTTTGCTTTTAGTGTAAATCCTTTAGCCATAATAGAGTGTAATTACATCATTGATCATACAGTATTATCTATGTAAAGTCAAGGTCTACGCTCTCAGTCTTTACCGACCTCGGTAATTACAATCGCGTCTCCATCGACTTCCATATTCACTTCGGTCCCCTCATACCATCCGTATTCGTTTAATACCCACTCGGGCAAATTAATAAAATACTCCCCAGTAATTGGATCGACCTCTACAGTCGTAAAATTTTCCTGCGGATTTTTTTGCATTTCCATGTTTTCGTTCCTTGATTTTATATAGAAAAGTTGTGAGTCTTATAAAGAGCTAGCGAAAGCAAGACTTTATAGCTTATGGGGACCCATGGGTTTTATATACATAAGGGCGCTAATCGCCCCAACTGTGTATAACGAACGAACGCACAATGATATAAGATAAGGGGGGCACTGTTTTATACTTAGTGCCCCTACCTATTCACATCAGATTGCGCCCGAACTTACCACAGAGGTAGAATGCCATGCCCTTATCTTTGAGTTGAATACCTGCAAACGTAAGGGGGACATATGCACCGTTAGTCTTACTCGCTTTTGTACGAATTTGAAGCAGACCGTTAGGACCAGTGAACGTAGAAAGTTCCATGTCGTTATAGAACGAATCACGAATCTGCTCACAAATATAATCGTAATCTTCACGAAGTTCCTGATAGTGCTCAGGGTGAGTTTCCTCATTGAGTACTTCAGTGCCCACGTAATCGTTGGAGCGGGTGAAACCAACGTAGATGGTTTGCTTTAGTTTCTCACCAACTTTGGAGGTATCAAAGTCTGCCTCATCTTCAATGATTTCTGTTAGACAGTGCTTAAGTTGAGTTACAGCGATGGACTCTCCAACGGTGAAAGTTTTAATCTCACCGTCTGCCAGGTCGGTGAGGTCAGAGGAGTTAGGCACGCCCAGGGCGACCTCCAACAGTTGACCCCGTGCCCCTTTGTTCTGGGCGGGTTTGTGGAAGGCGGAGAAGTCGGTGGTCTTGAGTTTGGCGGCGACCTGCAGGGTGGTGAGTTTGGCGGTCATGATGTGGGGTCGGTTGACTTGAGAGTATTGTAGCACGAATGGGGGGCAGACCCTCAGAGGTCTGCCAGCATCTCATCCAGGGCAGCGGTGTC